TCAGACCGCCTCCGGCAGGTCGAGCACCGCCCGGTGCACCGCGAACCGCACCGACCCGCCCGCGAAAACGCCGCCCTCGGCGGTCAGCCGCAGCGCGGTGTCGCCGTAATAGGTCACCGGCGTCCCCGTCAGCCCGCGCCCCCAGGCGTTCAGCGACAGGCCCAGCCCGCTGCCATAGCGGTCGTCCGAGCCCGCCACCCCCAGCCGCCAGCTGCCCAGCGTCCCGGTGATCGCCCCGGTCACCCGGCAGGTGATCCCGAGGACCACCGACTGCGCCGGGATCGGCACCGCCGTGTCGCTGGTGGCCCCCGCCCCGATGACGTGATCGAACTCAACGATGTCCCAGCGCAGCGCCGCGCCCGACAGCCCCTCCGCCGCCGCCCGCACCCGCCACGCGGTGCCGTCGAAGACGACCGGCGCGCCCTCGCTGGCCAGCCACGCCTGCCAGCCGGTCTCGGGGGTCACGAAGTCCCAGCCCCCGTTCTGCCAGACCGCGAGGCGCCCGGCCTGCCCGGCCCAGGCACTGACCGCGCCCGCGGGCACCGCCCAGACCTGCCCCTCCGCCGCGGCCCCGGGAGGGAGCGTCACCGCCGCCGATTGCAGCACCAGCTGCCCCAGCGCGTCGAGCCGCGCGAAGGCCTCGTTCACCGTGACATGTTTCTGCGCCTGCCCGCCTTCCACGAGCGGCAGGCCAAGCCGTGCGGTTTCACCCATTGAACGTCCTCCTTGCCGGAACACCGGGCCCGACCCGGTCCGAGACCTGCGCCACCGCAACCTCGAAAGGTCCGGCGATTCCATCCTCCGCCTGCATCGCCGCGCTGTAGACCCAGCCCGGCGCGGCGACCTCCACGACCCGCCGGACCGCCCCGCCGACGCTGACCTCGACCCGGTAAAGCTCCGCCGCCTCGCCCAGCGGCACCTCGCCCGCGTCCCAGCGGTCGCCGTCGATCCGCGTCCGCCGCACCCAGGTCACGGCCAGGTCGCCGCCCGCCCGACGCCCGCGCAGATGCGCCGGGGCATAGGGCCGCAAGCCCCGTCCCTCGAAGGCATGGGCGGCATGGACATAGCTCGGGTCGTCATAGCCCCGCCCGGCCGGCCCGATCCGGTAGTGCCGGACATAGCCGCGCGCCGAGGCCGCCAGCGTCAGCTGCTCAAGCCCCGCCTCCAGCGCCACCACCCAGCTGCCCGCCGCCCGCACCGCGCGCATCTCGGGCTCCGAGCCGAGCTGCCCCCGCAGCCGCCCGGACAACTCCCAAAGGTCCGGCGCGACCGGCACGATGTCGCGCGCCTGGAACAGCTCCCAGCCGCCCGGATCGCCGTCCCCGATGGCGAACAGGTTCGCGCCGCGCAGGACCTGCTCGGTGCTCCGGGCGGTCAGCCCGCCGCCCGTCACCCGCACCCGCAGCGCAGGCCCCCGGTCCCAGCGCCCCGGCGCGGCAGCGGCCAGCGCGGTCTCGGTCACGCCGACGACCGCGCCGCGCGCGACGGACCGCTCGAAGGCATAGCCCGCGTCCTCGCCCGAAGCCCAGACCTGCACCGCGCCGGGCCACGGATCGGCCGCGACGGCCAGGTGCGGCGCATGCGGCACCTCCTCGCCGGTGATCACCGGCAGGTCGAGGAACAGCGGAAGTACCGGCACCGGCGGCACGAAGGCCGCGAGGCTCGCCGCCTCCTCCTCGCTCTCGACCGGCTCCCAGACCGACGGCTCGACGCGCACCCCCTCGAGCAGCCGCGCGCCCGTGGTTTCGACCCGGTCCACCCGGAACAGCGCCCCGTCGCCCTCCAGCCGGATCAAGTCGCCCGGCCCCACCGCCAGCGACGGCGGCACCGCCAGCCGCACGCCATCCCGCGCCACCCGCGCCTCGGCCAGCCAGCGCTCGGCCAGCGCCCGGCCCTCGGCGACGGTCAGCGCCAGCGGCACCTCGCTGTCCGCGACCCCCACGCCCGGATCGCCGGGCAGGATCGCCTCCGCGGTGCGCGTCGCGTAGTCGCCGCCCGCATCGGTGAAGCTGACCCGCACCCGGCCCGCCATCTCGGCCTCGGCGGCACGGCTCCGCTCGACGTCCGCGTCGAGGCGCGCGTCCGCCACCAGGTCGTCCGGCCCGATCCCGATCACCGGCCGCGCCCGCCGGGTGCGGAACACCAGCACCCCCTCGCGCTCGATCACGTCGAGGCCATGCGCCACCACGAGCTGCTGCAACACCGCCCGCGCCGGCCCCGCCGTCGCCACGGTCAGCCCGCGCACGAGGCCATGCACCTCGCGCACGTCCACCCGGTCCCGCGGCACTCCCGCCGCCGCGCACAGCTCCAGGATCACCGCCCCCAGCTCCTCGGCCGCCGTCCGCCCGGTCAGCCAGTGCCCGCGCCCGTGGTTCACCCCGTCCGCCCAGAGGGCCGTGTTGTTCGGAAAGGCCGGCCAGGGCCGCGTGTCCCAGGCCCAGACATGGGTGCGCCCGAGGTCCAGCATCGGCCCGCCATAGACCGACGAGACCGGGTTGCGCCCCGGCTCGGCCCAGTGCTCAAGGATCGCCCGCAGGTAGCGTCCCTGGATCAGGTCGTCGCGCCGCCCGTCGGAATGCACCGGCAGCGCGCTCTCCGACGACAACAGGTCGAGGAACTTGTTCGGCTGGTTCGTCGCCTTGTCGAGCGCCGCGCAGCCGATCTCGATGAACCAGATCGGCTTGCTCTCGGGCACCCACGCCGTCTGCGCCGCCTGCCGCACCCCGCCGAGGCGCGGATGATGCGCCGAGCCCCACCAGCCCCGCAGGTCCTTGTAGCGGAAGACCCAGTCCTCGCCATGCGCGCCATCCGCGATCGGCGTCCGCCGCTGCGCCGCCCGCGCGGCGTCGTCGGCGTAGTACCAGTCGAAGCCCTCGCCGCCCTCGATCCCGCCCTTCAGCGCGGCAAGGTCCCACACCGCCACCGCGCCGCCCCCGGCGTCGAGGTGCTCCGTCCCGTCGCGCCAGTCGGTCAGCGGCATGTAGTTGTCGATCCCGACGAAATCGATTTCCGGATGCGCCCAGAGATCGTCCAGCGGGAACAGCACGTCGCCCGATCCGTCCTGCGGGTGATAGCCGAAATACTCCGACCAGTCGGCGGCATAGCCGATCTTCACCCCGGGCCCCAGCAGCGCGCGCACCTCGTCCGCCAGCGCACAGAGTCCCGCGACCCCCGGGAAACTGCCGCCTGCCCCCCGGATCTGCGTCAGCCCGCGCATTTCCGAGCCGATGCAGAACGCGTCCACGGTGACGCCCGACGCCGCGCAGAGCGCCGCCTGGTGCAGGATGAACCGCCGGTAGGACCATTCCTCCGGCCCGGCATAGCTCACCACCCCGTCACCGATCCCGAATTCCGCCGCGCGGCAGGTCCCGAAGAAGGCCGCCACCTGCGCCTCCGCCGCCGCCGTCCCGTCGGGCGAGCCCGGCCGCCCCGGCGCCGCCTCCAGCGTGATCCGCCCGCGCCACGGCAGCACCGGCTGGTCCGCCGCCCCGCTCCACGGGTCGCCAAGCCCGTTCCCCGGCATCACCTCCATCAGGATGAACGGGTAATAGACCACCCCCGGCCCGCCCGCCGCCGCCATCGCCCTGAGCGCCTCGATCACCGCCGCATCCGCCGGCGTGCCGCCGTAGACCGGGCGCCCCTCCAGCCGCCCGATCTCGGGACAGCCCGCCCGCCCGCGCCCCGAGACCGACCACGGCATCACCGCCGCGTCGCGCGCGGCATCCTCGACCTTCGGCTCGATCCTGCAGGCCCCGCAGCGCAGGTCCGAGCCGAACCACGACACCACCAGCAGCGCCGAGCCGCAGTTCGGCAGCGCGCCCCGGAGCGCCTCCAGCGCCTCGGTGAAATCCGCCCGGCCCGAGGGCGTGTTGACGTTCACCGCCTCGTAGCGCCCCGGCCCCAGCTCCCGGGTGACCGGCGTGGTGGCCAGCGCGTATTCCCCGGTGCCCGGGATCAGCGCCACACCAGGTACGAGGTCGGCCAGCGGCACATGCCCCTCCGCCCGCGCCCCGCGCTCCACCTCGAAGCTGAACTGCGGCACCCGGTTGCCGAACCGCCCCAGGTCGAGGTCCTCGATCACCACGTAGGCGATCCCCCGGTAGCACGGCGCGTTGCCCGCTCCCTCTACCGCCTCGATCTTCGGATCGGGCATCTGCGCCGCATCGCCGTGATAGACCCGCAGCGTCAGGCTCTCGGGCGCGATCTCGGTGCCGTCGGCCCAGATCCGCCCGACCCGCCGCACCGGCCCCTCGCAGAGCGCCACCGCCAGGCTGACCGTGTAGCTCAGCCGCGTCACGCTGGGCTGGCGCGGCGCGCCCTTGCCGCCGCCGCCCTCGGTGGTGCGGTGTTCGAGGAACCGCGACGCCCAGATCACGTGCCCGCCCAGCCGCATCGCGCCCCACAGGCGCGGCACCGCCACGCCCTCGCCCGCGCCGGTCAGCCGGAACCGGTCCACCCGGCCGGTCTCGACCGGGTCCGCGCCCGCGCCCAGCAGCCGCGCGTCCAGCGCCCGGCCCAGCGTGGCCCCCACCGCGCGCCCGATCACCGCCGTGGACAGCCCCAGCACCGAGCCGCCCATCGCCCCGCCGACCGCGGCCCCGACCGCCGAGAAAAGGATCGTCGCCATGCCTCAGTCCTCCCCGATGCCCGGATAGGCAAACCGCGCCACCACGCGCCGCGCCCAGGGCCCGCTCAGCGCGCTCTCGACCACGCCGTGCCCCTGCCAGGCGTGAATGAACCGCCCCGTCCCGGTCTCGATGCCCAGGTGCTTCGCCACCGCGCCCGCCCGCATCCGGAACAGCAGCACCCGCCCGGGACCCGGCCCCGTCACCGGCACCATCAGCCGCCGCGCCGCGTCCCACAGCACCTCCGCGCCCTGCGCCTCGCCCCAGTCGGGGGTGTAGCGCGGGACGGTCCCGACCTCGGGACCGACCACCTCGCGCCACACCCCCCGGATCAGCCCGAGACAATCCGTCCCCGCGCCGCGCACGCTCGCCCCGTGCGCATACGGTGTCCCGAGCCAGCCCCGCGCCGCGGCCACCACCGCCGCGCCGGTCACAGCGCCCCCCCGTCATGCACCCCGCCCGCCGCCGGGTAGCTCATCAGCCAGTCCTCGGACGGAAGATGCGGAAAGCCGCGGAAGTTGCTGAAATTCTGAAACTTTGCCTTGCAGGTCGCGGCCCGCTTGTCGCAGCCCGCCACCAGCCGCACCCGGTCGCCCGCCACCACCGTCGCACGCAGGCCCTGCCACAGCTCGACGACCCGGTCGCCCCCTGCGATCCGGTCCGCCTTCACGTGCCCCGACAGCCCCGCCGCCGCGCCGTCCAGCACCTCGACCCGGCCGCGCGCGAACCAGCCCGCCGCCACCCCCGCGACCGGGGCAAACCGCAGAACCCGGTCCTCCTCCGCCTCGACCACGACCGCCTCGACCCGGTAGCCCGGCGCGCCCAGGTCCACCCCGCAGGCCGCGTCCCCCATCACCGCCGCGCAGTCGCGCTGGAAGACCCGGCCCACCGGCTGGCCCAGCGCCTCCGCCGTGCCGCGCAGCTCGGCCCGGAACGCCGCCCCCGCCTCGGTGATCTCGCCCAGCGTGCCCCGGAACAGGATGCGCCGCGCCGCCGGATCGGCCCAGTTCACCTCCCAGAGCGTCACCTCCGCCCCGTCATAGCGCCCCGCCCGCAGGTCCTCGGCCCGGATCGCATCGTGGCTCAGCACACCCAGCGCCTCCGAGTTGTCCACCGCCAGCCCGTTCCCGGCCTGCAGCGCCTGCGCCGTCATCCCCCCGTCCGCCGCGAACCGGACGCCCGCGAACGAGAGCGCCGCGTCATGGTCGGTAAAGCCCAGCACCACCCCGTCGCGCCGCGCCACCGACCAGGCCCGCGCGATGGTCGTGACACCCGCCTCCAGCGCCGCCTGCAGGGCGGCCGCTTCCGCCGACAGCGCGCTCATGCCCGCACCTCGATCACCGGCACGTTCGGCATGTCGCCCGCCTGGAACGAGGCCACCGACACCTGCACCCGGTCGGTGTCGAACCGCACCGGCACGTCGAACTCGAAGCCCGCCGTCACCCGCGCCCCCGGTCCCGGCGGGTCCGCGAAGGTCACGACGCCCGTCGCGCATTCGACCGTCCAGTGCAGCGTCTCGACCAGCGGCACGCCGTTCACCCCGACCCGCACGCTGCCCGCCACCGGCTTCACGATCGGCCGCAGGTAGGCCCCTTCGCCGGACCCATAGCGCTTGCCCAGCGCGAAGCCCGCCGTCGCGCCGTCCCCGGTCCCGATCTCCTGATCGTCAAAGGCGACCTCCCGCGAGGGCGCGCAGGACTTGTAGTCGGACCAGTCCTTCCAGCGGAACCCGTGCAACTGCCCGCGCCGCGCCTCGAAGAACGCCACGAGATCGGCGATGTCGTCGAGGCTCCGCAGCCCCAGCCCCGCATCGTAGCGCCGCCGCGCATGGGCCCAGGGCGTGTTGCGGGCCTCGTGCCCGTTGGCCAGCGTCACCACCTCGGTGCGCCGCTCGGGCCCGCCGACCGACCCGAAGCTCAGGTTGGCCGGAAACCGGATCTCGTGAAACATCGCGTCCCCCAGAACGTCAGGATCGGAAAACTCAGCGGTTGCGCGCCCCGCGCGCCAGCGCCCGGCTCATCTCGGCGGCGATCTGGCTGCGCGAGCGGCGGAACCCTTCGGCATCGGGCGTCTGGATATGCATCACCACCGACACCGGCCGCCCCCCGCCGCCGCCCGCCTGCACGCCCAGCCGCCCGTCCGCGCCGCGCGCCAGCGGCAGGATCGCCTCCGGTCCCGCCTCGCCCATCAGCCCGGTCGCCCCGCGCATCGGAAAGGTCGTGGGCGCGGTGACCACGCCGCCCTTGGCAAACGGCATCACCCGCCCCTGCGCAAAGGCCCCGCCCTGCGCGAAGGGCAGAACCGCGCCCATCAAACCGTTGATCCCGTTGGCAATCGTCGAGCCCAGCGCAGTCTGCACCGGGCGCAGCGCCACGTCATAGGCGGCATCCGCCATCGACAGCGCGACCTGCCGCAGCGCGTCCGACAGGCTCGCGCCATCGAGCAGCACCGCGTCGAACGCGCCCTTCAGCCCGCTGCCGATCCGCGCCGACAGCGTGCCCACCTCGCGCCCGGTGTAGAGCATCTGCTCGCGCATCCGCCCCAGCTCGGCCTCGAAGGCCGCGGTCATCCGCGCCGCCTCGTCGAGCCCCGCGCCGAGACCCGACAGCCCGTCCTCGAACTCGCTCATGTCCTCTCCCCCGTGTCAGGAAACGCCGCCGCGAGGGCAGCCAGCCGCGCGCGCCCCATCGGGGCCTCGCGCGCGGCCTGTCCGGTCATCACCAGCAGCTCGGCCGGGGTCAGGTCCCAGAAGACGCGCGGCTCCAGCCGCAGCCCCAGCAGTCCCAGCCGCATCAGCCCCGGCCAGTCGAGCCCGCGCCCCTCCGCCATGCCCTCACTCCGGCACGGCGAAGGCCGCCGCCAGCAGCGCCGCCGCCGCCCGCGCCGCCGCCACCGGCCCGCCCGCGATCTCGGCCCCGGCCAGCCGGGCGGCGTCGCCCTCCCAGCCGCCGCCGCGCAGCCCCGCCGCCAGCAGCGCCAGTACGTCCGCCGCCCGCGCCCGGCCGCCCTCGAACCGCTCGACCAGCGCGATCAGGCTCTCGGCCTCCAGCGCCGCCTCCAGTTCCGCCAGCGCCCCCAGCGTCAGCCGCATCGCGCGCCGCTCGCCATCGACCACCAGCGCCACCTCGCCGCGCCACGGGTTCGCCATCGCCCCGGCCCCCGTCACAGCGGGTTGAACGCCAGCGCGCCCGCCGAGGCCAGCGCCAGCTCATAGGTGGCCTCGCCGTCATGGCTGCCCGCATACTCGATCGAGGTGATCAGGAACCGCCCCTGCACGATCCCGAAATCCGGGATGATGACCTGGAACTCCGGCGTCGCCCCGTCGAAGAAGATCTGCCGCGCGCGCTCGTCGGTGCTCTCGTCGCGGAACACCCCCGCGCCCGAGATCGCCGCCGACTTGACGCCCGCGCCCGCCAGCAGTTCGCGCCAGCCCCCCGCCGACTCCAGCGAGGTCACGTCCACCGTCTCCGCGTTGAAGCTGATCCGGGTCGCGCGCAGGCCCGCCACGGTCTCGAACTGCCCCGCGCCCGACAGGTCGAGCTTCAGGAGCAGGTCCTTGCCTTTCTGAACCGCCATCCCGGTCCTCCTTTTCTGCCAGAAAACGTCCCCTCCGGTTACAGGCCCACGAGGGCCCGCACCGTCACATCCACCCGCCGCGCCGCACCGTCCGGCGTCCGTTCCGCCCGGATCCAGCGCAGCCCCAACGCCGCCGTCACGCCGCCGCCGAGGTCGATCTCCGCCCCCGCCAGCGCCTCCGCGATCGCCACCGCCGCGCCCTTGGCCTGCGCGAAGCCCGCCGCCGTCGAATGCACCCGGATCGTCAGGTCGCTCCGCGCCACCGCGCCGCCCGCGTCCGCCGCGATCCGCAGCTTCTCCGGCCCGATCACCGCGTAGGTCTCCGGCAGCGCCCCCGAGGGCAGCGCGTCATGCACCGCCCCCGGCAGCAGCGCCTGCACCCCCGTGTCCGCCTGCAACCGCGCGAAGACCGCGCCCTGCAGGTCCGCCAGTCCGCTCATGTCCATCGGCCTTGCTCCCTGGTCCGCCCCGGCCTCACGCCGGGCGCTCCTCGATCGCGGTGCAGCTCAGCGTGCGCCCCGCCGCGTCGCGCTCCGCGACCGCCACAATCCGGTAGAGCCGCGTGCCCTCGCGGAACCGCTGGCCCGGGCGCGGCCGGTCCGGCGCGCCCTCCGGCGCCCCGCGTACCACGATCTCCAGCGCCAGCCGCGCCGCCTCGCCGCCGCCGCGGGTCACCGCCCGGCCGGTGCGCGCCTTCACCGCCGCCCAGAGCGTGCCCAGCCCGACCCAGGTCACCGCCAGCCCGCCCGCGCCGTCGCCGGTCTCAACCGGCGTCTCCAGCACGAGGGGCCGGTTCAGCCCCAGCCCCAGGCTCATGGCGCCGCCCCCAGCCGCACCGGGCGCCACGGCGCCAGCAGCGCCTCGACCCCCGGCAGAACGCCCGCCGACCCGTCGCGCCCCTCGTAGAGCCCCGCCGCCTGCATCAGCACCGCCGCCGCCAGGTCCGCCGGCACCCCCGCCCAGTCCGTGCCGTGCCCCGCCGTCAGGTCGATCTCGATCCGTCCGCCCGGCGGCACCACCGGGAAGAGCCCCCGCGCCACCAGCCGCCGTCCGTCGGGCGCCAGCCCCCAGCCCGCCAGCGGCACCGCGGCCTCCGCCCCGTCGATCAACCGCACCGCCTCGACGCTGACCACCGGGGCCAGCGGCAGCACGATCTCGGCCCGGTCGCGCAGGCCGCCCCGGCTCACCCGGAACCCGCGCCGCAGCACGATCACGCCCAGCCGCCGCTCGATCAGCGCCAGGCTCGCACGCAGGCACCCCTCCAGCACCCCGTCCTGCACCGTCTCGGTGCCGAACCCCGTCCCCAGCCGCAAATGATCCCGGAACGCCGCCAGCGGCAGCACCGCGCCCGCCAGCGGGCTCAATTCGCTCAGCATCGACCTGTCTCCTTGGAAATCCGCAAAGGGCGCGCGCGCGGGACGACCCCGCTCGAACGGAGGGAACAGCTAGACACGACCGCCCCCGCGCGCGCCCCGGACCGGACCGTCAGGCCCGGCCCGCCGTCAGCCCGCGACCGCCCCTCAGGCCGCCGCGAACTTCAGGATCTTGATCGCCGCGAAATCGCTGACATCGCCGCCGACGCGCTTGCTGGCGTAGAACAGCACATGCGGCTTGGCCGAGTAGGGATCGCGCAGGATGCGGATGTCGGGACGCTCGGCGATGGTGTAGCCCGCCTCGAAATCCCCGAAGAGCACCGCCGCCGCCCCGGCAGCGATGTCCGGCATGTCCTCCGAGACCAGCACCGGGTAGCCCAGCAGACGCGCGGGCTCGCCCGCCGCCAGCCCGTCCGACCACAGGAAGCGCCCGTCGGCATCCTTCAGCTTGCGCACCGTGCCCGCGGTCTTCGAGTTCATCACGAAGGACGCGTTGGCGCGGTAGCGCGCGCCCAGCGCGTAGACGAGATCGACCAGCGCATCGGCCGGGTCCGTGGCGGCAAAGGCGCCGTCCGCCCCCGTCGCGACATAGCCGACCGAGCCCCAGGTCCACGCCCCGTTCGCCACCTGCGGATGGGCCAGCACGCCCTTCGGCTTGTCGATGCCGTCGCCGGTCAGGAATGAGGCCGCCTCGGCCCGCGCGAACTTCTCCGCGATCCGCGCCGCCAGCCAGCCCTCGATGTCGAAGGCCGCGTCGTCGAGCAGCCGCTGGCTGGCCTTCGGCAGCGCCGACAGCTCGTGCAGCGGAATGCTGATCCGGTCGATCTGCGGGGTGTCGGTCTCGGTCAGCGCCGCCGTCTCCGAGGCCCAGCCCGACCCGATGTCGCTGTGATCGACCAGCACGTCGTAGGACGTCGCCTCGACGCTGACGACCTGCGCCACCGCGCGCAGCGAGGCCATGCCGCGCATCACCGACTTCACCGTGTCGGCGGTCTGCGGATCGACGAGGTAGCCGCCATCCGCCGCTACCGCCGAGGACAGCGCCTTGCCCTCCAGCGCGAGGCCGCGCAGCGCATCGTCGTCGCCCGAGCGCAGGTAGGCCGCGAAGGCCTTCTGGTGCGGCGCGGCGGGCTCGGCGGCCCCCGACAGGACGGGACGCCCGGCGGCCATCCCGGTGGAAATCATCGTCTTGCGGTCCAGCATCGACAGTCGCGCCTCCTGCGCCTTCAGTTTGATCTGAAATTCGGCCTGCATGGCCCTGATGTCGCTCGCCAATCCGGCCAGCGCCTGCACCACGCCCGCGCGCGGGTCAGCGCCCGCCGCCGGGGTGGACTTGGTCTCGGTCCGGGACACGCCGTCCCCGGCCCGGGGCATCGCCTCGGGGGTCTGCATCACATGCTCCTTTCGCTTGCTCCGGACCCGGTCAGTCCGGCTGGCCATCCGTCTCAGGGGACCCGGCCCCGGGCGCGATCCCCGCCCGCACGGCCTCCAGCGCCGCCGCCAGCGCCACCCAGTCCGCGGCCGCCGCCCCCGCCTCGGGGGCCTCCGCCGCCTTGCCGCCCGCCAGCCGCGCGGCGGGCAGCATCGGGAAGGTCACCAGCGAGACCTCCCACAAGTCGACCTCGGCCAGGCGCCGCCGCCCGCCCGCGTCCTTGGTGGCCCGGCACACGCGGTAGCCGATCGACAGGCCGTCGATCGCCCCCGCCGCGACCAGCGCCGCCGCCTCGCGCGCCTGCGCGACGCCCTCCAGCAGCCGCCCGCGCACCCACAGCCCGCGCGCGTCCTCGCGCACCTCGTCCCAGACCCCGATCGGGCGGGCGGGATCGTGCTGCCACAGCATCTTGACCCGCCGCCCCTCGGCGGTCAGCCGCGCCAGCGAGGCCGCGAAGGCCCCCGTCTCGACCACGTCGCCGCCCTGGTCGGTCGCCCCGAACAGGCTGGCATAGCCCTCCAGCACCAGCCCCTCGGTCAGCGCCACGCCGCCCTCGGGACGGCAGAACTTCACCTCCAGCCCGCCCGGCACATCTGCCGTCGGGCCCCAGACCTCAGCCTCCATGCATCTCCCTCCTCAGGGCACCAGGACCGAGGTCAGCGCCTCGGTCAGAACCGCGCCCGCCAGCCCCACGATGGTGGCCCACAGCCGCTTCTCGACGCGCCCGATCAGCGCCTCGATGACCTCCAGCCGGAATTCCAGCGCCTTCCAGCGTTCCTCCATGACCCGCTCGTGCGCCTCCAGCTTGTGCCCCTGGTCGCAATCGCCGGGACCGCAGCCGTCGCAGAACCCGCGCACCCCGGCCCGTCCGCCGCGCCCGCTCATGCCGCGCCCTCCTCCGGCTCGGGCGGCAGGCCCAAGAGCCGCCGCTTCTCGGCCCGGCTCAGGAACTCCGCCGCGCCGACCCTCGCCCAGAGCGCCTCGCGCTCGGCCGCCAGCGCCGGCACCTGGTCGGGATCGGGCGCCAGCCGCACCGGGGCCGCCGCGGCATCCTCGCCGAACCCCGCCAGCCACGCCCCCACGCGGCCTGTCACCTTGCGCGCCAGCGGCAGGACCGTCAGCCGGTAGAAGGCCCGGTGTGCCTCGGCATAGTTGGCGTAAGTCGCGTCGCCCGGGATCCCCAGCAGCATCGGCGGCACCCCGAAGGCCAGCGCGATCTCGCGCGCGGCGGCCTCCTTCGTCTTCTGGAACTCCATGTCCGACGGGCTGAACCCCATCGGCTTCCAGTCGAGCCCGCCCTCCAGCAGCATCGGCCGCCCGGCGTTGCGCGCGCCCTGGTGGTGCATCTCCATCTCGTCCTGCAGCCGCGCGAACTGCTCCGCCGACAGGACCGAGCCCTCGCCCGCCCGGTAGACGATCGCGCCCGAGGGCCGGGCTGCGTTGTCCAGCAGAGCCTTCGACCAGCGCGACGCCGCGTTGTGCACGTCCATCGCCTGCGCCGCCGCCTGCATCGGCGACAGCCCGTAATGGTCGTCCTGCGGATGGAACGCCTTCAGGTGGCACACCGGCACCCTTGGCCCGCGCGCATCGAAGCGATGCACCGCCGCGCCCACCGCGTAGTCCCACGCGACCGGCCAGCCATCCGCCCCCGGCACCACCCGCATCCGGTCCGAGCGCAGCACGTGCAGTTCCAGCGGCCAGCCCGCCTCGCCCGCCACCGCCTCCAGGTAGCCGTTCCCGGTCAGCAGCACCTGCGCGTAGAGCGCCTCCAGCAGGTCGCCCCGCCCCTGCCCCGGATTGGGCGCGTCGAGCAGCCCGAGCACGGGATGCACCTCGTAGCGCCGCTGCCCGTCCTCGCAGACCAGCGGCAGCGCAGCCGCCGCCTCGGCGATCATCTTGACCGCCCGGAACCCGACCGGATTGCCCGCGAAGCCGTTGCGCGTCAGGCTGACCGCGTCGCGCGGCGTCCACGCCACCCGGCCCCCCGTCGCCATCGCCGCCACGCGCCCCACGGCACTGGCCTTGACCTGCCCCGGCCGCGCCGCTGCAGCAGCCGCAGCCGCGCCCCCGGCCTCCGCCTTGCGAAAGAGTGTGAACTTCACCGCATACCCCCTTTCCGGGATGACGGGGACCGGCCGCACGGGCCCGCCCCCGGGTTCTCGCCGCCCGCCCGGCTCACAGCATCCGCATCCGCGGCGCCTGCCCGATGTGCTGCGCGGGCGCGATCATCAGCGCGTGCAGCGCCCAGACCAGCGCATCCACCCGGTCGGGCGAGCCCGTCCCGGTGAAGCCCTGCACCGTCATCTGCGCCATCTGCGCCTCCAGCGCGTCCAGCCCCGCCACGTGCGCGACCCGCCCCTGCTCGTAGAGCGCCGCGATCGGCTCGGCCCGCGCCGCCTTGCCCTGCCGCGCCCGCACCTGCTGGACCGGCAGCAGCGGATCGACGCTGCGCAGCACCTCGCTCACCAGGTCGCCGCCCTGGTTGACCTCGGCCACCACCTTCGCCGCGCCCCAGCCGCGCGCCAGCTCGACGACCTTCTCCGCCCATTGCCCGGGCGAGGCCGCCTCGACCGTGCCGTCCTCCAGCACGACCGCCCGCCAGTCGGCGCGGGTGCCGTGCATCCGCACCCCCGCCACCACGATCCCGCAGGCGTCCGAGGTGCCCTTGCCCGACACCGGCGGATCGACCGCCACCACGATCCGCTCGGGCGTCGTGACATCCGCCGCCCGCGCCCGGTCCAGCATCGCCTGCGTCCAGAGCGCGCCCTCGACATCCTCGATCAGCTCGCCCTGCAACTCCTGCCGCCCCAGCCGCTGCCCGGCATAGCGCGCCGTCACCTCGGCGAGGAACGAACGCGCGAGGTAGGCCCGGTTCGCCTCGGTCGGCGCATGGGTCAGCACCGTCGAGTCACGCCCCAGGATCGCCTTCAGCACCGGCACCGGCTGCGGGGTCGTCGTCACCACCTGCCGCGGCTGGCGGCCCAGACGCAGCGCGAACTGCAGCATGTCCCACGCCGCCTCCGCCTTCGGCCATTTCGCCAGCTCGTCCACCCAGGCCGCGTCGAACTGCGGCCCCCGCAGGCTGTCCGGGTCGTGCGCGCTGTAGACCTGCGCCACCGCCCCGTTCGGCCAGACCAGCCGCCGGCGGCTCGCTTCCCATACCGGCCGCCGGTCGGGGGGCGAGACCGCGAGAATCCCGCTCTCCCCCATCACCATCACCTCGCGCGCCTGGTCGAGCGTCTCGCCCACCAGCGCCACCCGGCGCGCCTCGCCCGGCGCCTCCGGCGTCGCGCCCTCCACCATCGCGCGCACCCACTCCGCGCCCGCCCGCGTCTTGCCCGCGCCCCGGCCGCCGAGGATCACCCAGGTCCGCCACGTCCCCTCCGGCGGAAGCTGGTGCGAAAACGCCCACATCTCCCACAGGTACGGCAGGCTCCCCAGCGCGTTCGGGCTCAGCCCCGCCAGGAACGTCTCCACCGTCTCGGGCGGCAACGAGGCAAGCCAGTCGGCGGCTGACCTCAAGCCGGGCAGCGTCGAGGTCGAGGACACCGCTTCCAGCGGCGTCGCAGAGCTTGCGGCGCACGTCAT